CCAAACCGGACACGAAGAAAAAGATTGGTTGGTGGTCGGCCAGAGCCGACGTCATATTGGGAATTTCAGCAGGATTTTTTAATCCTGCCATCAGCAACCCTAACACGGGAGCCTTCCATCACTGCGCTCCACGCTAAGAAGGCAATACTAATCCCTTTGTTTAAGCTGCTACAAGCAGGACCGTCTTTGTTTTGTAATTACTTGAGTTTTCCGTGTGTTTTTTCCTTTATGTTTTTCATTTGTTTTTAGTATGTTTCTTTTTTAAAATTTTTCCTTAAGCTTTATTGATTTTCCACATGTTTTTGTCTTTTATGTTTTCAACTTTCCCATATCTCACCTTAACTCCTAAAAGCACTTTTCGCCAACTACTCATTCATCCAGTCTCCATCCTCGTCTGCCCAACTAGGCTGAGAAAACATAGCATCAACACTGTCATCGATGCCAGCCAGTTTCCCGCCTGCTTGCAGCTCTGCCACCCATTTGTCGTAAGTCTCCTTGCTATCTGATTTTTCGGCCCAGAAACTGTGGGGTGGTACATCATGTGCCCAATGTTTGTCGAAGTAGTGCTGCATAACGACCTCAGGTGGGAGGTCACTTACATCAACTTCATCGACTTCTCCTATTTGAGCACCGGTGATGCCCAGCTGTTCAAACAATGCTGAGATGCCACCAACGTCTTGCTTTACGGGCTCTTCTTTGTTGGTAGCTTCGACTTCTGCGTATATGTTCTCATCTAGTTGGGTGCTAGGGAAATCATCACGCACGGGGCTCCTGGCTATAGGCGTTGATCTGCTACTTCTCAGTCTGGTAGCTTTGAACTTAACAACTTTGTGTATACCAGCCGTGTCAGCACGAACCCACCCAATTACCTCCTGACAAGCGGACCCCATAACTAGCTCATCAATGGTTCCTGTGTAATTCTTGCCCATGCGACACAGATCAACCACTGCCTGCACGCAGTGCTCATCTGACTCTATGTCCTCCCCCTCGTCCATGCCAGCTGCCGCAACATCAGTAAGGAACTCTTCTCTTGTCATCTCTGATTTGATGTTTGCAGCTACAGACTCAATAGCTCTGTCTACCATAGAAGACCAAAGCATACGAGCACTTAAGTTACCTGTAGGTTTCAGGGCTCTTTGGGCTACACGCAAGAACGCTGTGCGTGAATTGAGCTTTCCGACGCTTGTGTCGCCCAAAGCTACTTGGCGGTTTGCTCTGTCCTCATATCTAGCAGCAGCTAAAAGCCACTGTGCTCTAATGACCTTTGTCACGAATGAGGGTTTAGCGCTGTCTGCTGATACAGTTATGCTGCTGTACTCGTCGCTTGTGTTGGCCTTAAGCTTTCGAATACTCCTGGCCAACGCTGTCAGGTAGCCTTCTATGTTCAAAGTGCGACCGGTAAAGGACATCACACTGTGCAACGCATCTTCTAGATCCCCAGAGACTCTGAAGCCAGGCATCCCAAGCCTCCTTAGGCCTAGAGCAATACCTTCTGCCATGCTCATACTACCTCTTACTTCATCAATCTCTCTGATGAATGTAGATATATCTGCTCTGCTCATTAAGACGTGGTCTTTGTTCTGGATCCAGTCTTCCGATAAGTAGATTTCATCGATGGTACCGCTCCTGCGCATCTCAAGTATACTGTGAGCTAACACAGCCCTCTCAAGTGCAAGGTGTATTGCTCTAGTGTCTAGGAAGCTGTCCGAGATGTATGTGACCGCCTTGTTCGAATCAAGACCCAATGCTGTGTTAGCTACCGCGTGAGGCGTTGAAGACTGATCCACTTGCACTACACCTCCACCCTCAGGGGCCCTTGACTGAGACCTTTGGACAAATGATCTACCTAACGCAAAGTCAGAGTATTTCATTGCTACCTTAGCTGCTCTGACCTGCATTATCTCGCTCCCAGCACCTTCCATCGCTTCAATGCCTAGTTCTTCGTTCTCCAAAGCCGCTTCATACACCTTCTCTGCAGCTCTAGCTCCGGCTCGCAGATATTCATCCAGCACTCGTGACATTTCCGACTGAGATAGACAAAGCTTAGCATGTTGTGCTAAGTCGCTCTTAATGTCGACGAATGGTGTAAGTTTTTCAATAACTGATAAGTCAGACGGAAGAGATGGACCGTCAGGTATCCTGAGTGCGGCCGCTGACTCGGGCTTGAAGGTGAACCCGTAAGCAAATTTGTTCACGCCCATTCTGACTTGCAGAGAAGCTTCCAGCAAACCAGCACATCTGAGAATTGTAATGGCTCCCATAAGATCGTGCATGTGGTGTACACCTGCTTGAGCTCGTGTAATCGCTCTGGCGTCAACTCTGACGGAACCCTGAGTGTTGGGGAAAGCCAGGATAATATGGTTAGTCTTAGAGTGTCTCATAGACAGTCGCTTAGCACCGACCTCCACCAGTTTGCCTTTCGTACCTAGTACACGGACATCAACATGACCAGACCAGCTGTGGAGAAATAGGTCAAGTAGGGGCTCATAATGTGCGCCATTCGACTCGGCCCATCGGAAAGCAGCTAAGCCAGAAGCAATCTTTCGTCTGACTGGGTTGTACAGAAGAACGTTGGCTTCAGACGAGACGGTTGCTGAGACACTTCGGTATCCTTTGTACCCTATATGGTGAAGAGCTGAATCATACAGGTTCTTACCATTGCTGCCAGCTGTCTTGATAAGTCTCGCAGTGTCATAGCTTACAGTGGTCATTCTTTGAGCTTTTGCGCTTTCCAGGTCAACTTCCCCGTAAAATGCCCAGAGTGACATAGGGCAAGGGTATGTGTGGTTCAGCACTTTGAATCCAGCCTTGGCGAACTGCTCGTCCCGCATTTGATAAGCGTACTTGAAACTGCCTATTTCATTGATTCTCTCGTACTCTTTACTACCATGAGACTTGGCATCTCGTAGGACAGACATGATAGTTCTGAGGTTGTAAACATCGCAATTCCTCACTCTACGCCTCAAGTCGCCTATTCCTCTTGAACCGAGCATGTTAGCCACTAACTCTGTTTTGTCTACTCGGCTCATTATCTCATCTACGAAGGCATCTGGTAAAGAACCCCCTACTTCTTCCAAAAGAGCTGCCTCGTACTGGCCACTCTCCAGGACTGATTTGTAAGCGGCTTCAGTTTCCTCTGAAATAGCCACTGCATCAAGAGTTTTGAAAGGCTCAGCCATACCTCGGGTCCTAGCAGCCTTTCTAAAGGATTCCTTGAGCGCGTGTGAGACACCTCTATGAGTCTCAACAGTGTAAGAGAATGGAGTCTTAACTGTGCCCACAGCTGATGGGACGTGAGGCTCTTGGCCTAGAACTGCACTAAGTTTCTCGTAGGCTGAGGGCACGGCTGCAATGGACACAAGCTGCCACATTATCTCGATGTACCAAGTTAGCGGATCTGAATGGCCTGTTGCCGCGACAGCCGTAATTGGTCTGATACCCAATCCATTGAGGCCTACAGGCGCCATAATTAGCAAGGTCAAGTCCAAAGGGTCAAGTTGAGCTGAGGACGGTTCCACAGAGTACATGAGCCTTATGGACGTCCACAAAGCCAGCATGTAACACATGAAAGGGTCACCCCCTTGAGCCATGGCACTGCTGGCGACGCCCATTGCTGCAGCACAGTGGTCAGGCAGTGATGCGAATCTCCTAGTGTGGTCTCTGTCTATGCGCATCATGGTCTTGATGGAGTGTGATACTTGTGCGCCGTCCACGTATAGCTCGTTAAGGTACAAGAACTTTATGTTGGAGAAAAAACTCTTCACCTCGTCCATAACAAAGCCCAAATCAAGATAGGTGCTCACTAGGACTTCCTTAGCTTCAGCTGCTTTCGCCTTAGCTTCCTCGGCACTACCTTCGACTGCGACTACAGTTGCGGCGTCATCAATGAAAGCTAATGTGTATGCTGCTTCTTTCGGGCTAAGGATCTTCCTCTCCCTGAGCAAGTATGCCCAATAGATAAGGATGTGAGCATGCATCGTGGTGTCACTGGTCGCAGGCCAGCCCTGTATGTTACCAGTCTTACAGTCAAATGAGTCTTTGAAGCCCCTTCTGTCAGAGAAGATGACAAGCTTGTCCCATAGCTTCCTTATGGCCTTAGGATTTTCGCACTCAGTTGTGCTGAGCGCATAGTCTTGCCAAGCATGAAACATCTCACGCGGCATCTTGGGCGACCAACCAGAAACATCCGTAGACGTGGCAAACGAAGTTCTGCTGCTGTCTTTGCTGACTGCTTTGGCCATAGTCTGGAACTTGCGCTTATGCTTAACGGCATCAGCTCGCATGGAAACACCTGGGGTTATGGCAGCTAGTGGCTTCATAGCATGATCAACTTCCGTGAGGATCTCTCTGGCTATATCGCAGGCAGAAAGCGTCTCTCTGATCTTAGAATCAACTTTGGTGTTCTCAGCTTTTCCTGCGATAGCGCCAATGATATGGTCTTTGTCTGTTAGCTTCTCAGAGTAGACCCTGGCCCTGAACTCTGACATCATCTCTCCGTTGCTAAGCCTAGAGCCCCTGAAGATCGCACTGAGTAGCTCGTTTTGGTCAGTCTGGCTTAAGTCTCTGGAGTTCAACCTGTCCATATACATCTCCAAGTTTGCAACCACACGTGTACTATCCTTCGCAGAAAAGATGTGGAAGTCGCCTGTGTGGTCGAAGGGGAACACTTTGCTCAAAGCAAACATACCCCATTCCTCCCTAGGAGCCATGCTGAACTTACCACTCATGCACTTTTTGCCGTGGGATGTAGAGTAGTAATCATAGCCCTCCGACTGCACCATTTGCTGTTCATCTCTCCTCTTGCTGACGAGTCTGGCGGCGTCATACGCTTTGCAAAAGTTTATGAACTCCTTAATGCTTTCTGGTTTAGCCTCGTTAGCTGAGCTAGTTCTTTCCTTCATTGTCTCATGCAGTAAGACTGGGTCAATATCAGGTGGAGGAAGAAGATGGTACAACTTGAATAACTCAGCCTTTGAGCGTTCTGGAATCTTGAAACCAGCTATCATGTCATACCATTTGAGATTGTTAGGGTAGTAAGAGACTATCTCATCAGCTAGATACCTGTCCCTCTCTTCCCACCCGCAATCGACCTCTGCTTCTTTCTCGCAGCATGCATTTTGCCATCTGGTGTAAGCCAAGTGCATATGCCTAGGCAAGTACTTTGCTTTTTCAGTGTTTTGTAGCATCATCTTAATCCATGTAATGCATCTCTTGTAAGGGGCATAGAGGTCGCACCTGCCCACGTCTGCCGTTAAGCGGTAATCTCTCATGCATATGTCTGAATTTCGGTAGCTCACCACACAAGCTCTGAAGTACTCTGCAGCTGCTGAATCAAAGACTAAGGCGGCACCGCCGTAGTACAGGACCAAAACTCCTGCGTAGTTATAAGCAGCACTGTCTAAGCCCAAGTCGACATGAAAGTTGTGCCTTTCCCACGCTTCAGAGGCTTCCACTTTAGCCACCATCCTTGAGGTGTGCTCGTTCAGGCGGGTCATAGCCATAGCATAGAGTCTACAATATTTGACCCACATAGGGTGTGACTTATAGGTCAAGCACTCTGCGACTTTTTCCCAATGCATGTACTTACAGGCATCTTGACTCAAGCCTCTCCCAAACTTCATCTCCTTTGAAACCCTAGCCCAGGCACCTGGGGCAATCTTCTGACCTGGTAGCTGGTAGGTCATAGCAAACTGAGCTACGTTGCGTGCCTTGCGCGAGTCTTCTGGCTCAAGTTCCATACGGTCGTCTTCCAGCATCTTACACAGTAGGTAATAGACAGCTGAGGAGTCAGTGTGCACAACAGTTGCTTCTTGGTGTTCAAATGTGTCGAGAAAGTCTCGACAAATAGAAACGCATGAGTGCTTTGCCATAAGCTTCGGTGACCTGGCCATTCTGCCAATTTGAGAGTCGATGAGATAACTTTCGATTTGTAGGTCCACACCAGGCAGCTCATCTTCTTCTCTTTCGATGTCCATTGCAGCTCTTGCCATTGATTCGTAATCGAATGACGCTGCTTCGGTCTCTTCTCTTGAAAGGGACAGGGCTTTGCACATTTCTGAGAGCAACGCTGCATCCTGTGAAGCTGCCGCAAGCCCGACAAGCTTGTTCCTTGCCTGGTTGCGGTAGCGGGGCCTCTCAAAGACTCTTGCCATGGGACGGACATTCGAATATAATAGTGTGGGCAGGGTAAAAAACAGTAGAGAATCTTCGAATTCCCTTAGAACTGACTTGATAGATTTCTCTCCCATGTCCGTCCCGGTGC